CACAACAATGGGCGATCTTTCTCACCGCTTCGCGCAGGGTTTGCAATCTGCCACATTTTCTATGGACATTTTAAATGACTGGGCAGCAAACCAAGTTATGGACACGCTTCGTGGCGCATTTGGTCTAACATTAGCAGTATCAGTAATTACCGTTAAAGGTACTGCAGTATCAGCTACTAACCCAACTTACCAATTTTCAATCTTGGTAAACAACCTAACCCCAATCGGTCAAGGTGGCGTAGCCGAAATTGCAACATCTAGTCTGTCCTTTACAGTAAACTCAGTAGTAACAGTGTCATCATCGGTGGCATTTTAACTAAGGAGCAATAATGGCAAAGCTAAAGATAACAAGGGCTAATGGTGAAGTATCTGAACATAAGATAACACCAGGTGTCGAGTACGCTTTTGAAATTAGTAAGGGCATGGGCATCTCTAAAGCTTTACGTGAGTCAGAAATGCAAAGCCATATTTATTGGCTAGCATGGGAATGCTTACGCAGATCAGGTGCCCAAGTACCTTTATGGGGTGCAGAGTTTATTGACAGCTTAGAAACTGTCGAGGTATTAGACGAAGAAAAAAAATAGTACAGCGTGATTCCATTCTCTACACAGTGGCTGCTTTAAGTGTAGAGACTGGAATTGCGCCTAGTGAGTTTACCAATATGGATTCGGACATGCTCACAGCAATAATGCAGGTGCTTAGCGATAGAGCAAAGGAGATCAGAAATGCCAGTCGTCGTCACAGGCGTTAAGCAACTCCAAAAGGCTATGAGTAAAATATCTCCCGATTTGAACACAAGGATGAAGGCAGATATTAAAGAAGCCATGATTCCTATCAGAAATACTGCTAGAGGTTATTTACCTGCTAACAACGATGTTTTATCAGGATGGACTAAATCATTAGCTGACTTAACTGAATTTGGTGCTAAAGGTTATAGAAAATATAGGGCATTTCCTAATTACGATCAATCAATAGCAAGAGCTGGAATCGTTTATCGTGCTGGACTTAACAAAGCAAACAAGCAAGGATTTAGAGCGGCATTTTATATAGCCAATACCACAGCTGGTGGTGCTATTTATGAAACTGCTGGACGCAAAAATCCTAATGGATCTGACCCATCTGAAAGTTTAAACCCACAAGCAAGCATTCATTTTATCAATTCCTTAGGTGGATCTAATAATATGAAAGGTCAAGACAAGCAAAAAGGTAGAGCTTTATATCGTGCTTGGACAGAAGATCAAGGCAAAGTAACAGCCAGAATAGTTAAGACAATAGAAGCTGTAGCAATTAGATTTAATAAAGATACTCAATTAAGGAAAGTTGCGTAATGGCAAATTTAGTAGTATCAGCCGTATCCACGTGGGATAACTCTGGATTAAAAAAGGGTCAGAAAAGTTTATCTTCTTTTGATAAAAGTATTAACCGTGTAGCAAAATCTTTAAGCCTTACCTTTGGTGCAGCTGCATTAGCCAATTATGGAAAGAAAGCCGTTGCTGCATTTATGGCCGATGAGAAGGCCGCTAAGTCATTAGAGCAACAATTAAAAAATACTGGCTATCAATTTAGTGGCCCAGCCGTAGAGATGTATATTGCTAACCTGCAAAAAACTACAGGTGTGCTTGATGACGATTTAAGGCCAGCCTTTCAACAATTATTAACAGTAACAGGATCACTTACCACAAGCCAAGATGCGTTAAATACTGCATTAAATATAAGCGCAGGAACAGGTAAATCATTATCAGCTGTGACCGCAGCCTTATCACGTGGCTATGCAGGCAACACTACTGGTCTAAGTAGATTAGGTGCTGGTCTAAGTAAAACGCTGCTAAAAACTAACGACATGAATCTGATCATGGGTGAACTTAATAAAAAGTTTGCAGGTCAGTCAGCTGCCCGATTAGGTACCTACGCTGGAAAGATGGATCTATTAAGTGCAGCAGCGGCTAACGCACAAGAAATTATCGGTAAAAGTTTATTAGATTCTTTGAGTGCTTTAGGTGATGATAATAGTATTGAAGGCTTAACAAAGAACATGGAAGATTTTGCCACAGCTACAGGTGACGTAATTTATGGTCTAGGCATAATAGCTGAAAGAATTAAATCATTAACGACTATACCTGGTGTTGGCAGTCTCTTTGATATTAAAAATATACCAGTCATAGGTGCTTATTTAGGTGGCTTGCAACAAATAGGCCAAAATGCTAGAGAAAGAAACAACTCACAATTCAACACAGTCGCCCGACCATCTGTTGCGGAAATCTCGATTCAACTTAAATTATTGAAAGCCAAGAAAGATGAATTAGCAATACTTAACAAAAAGAACGCTGCAGATAAAAACGTAGAAGAGTTAAAAAAGAAGTTTGATTTAGAGCGCATAGGATTAACAGCTGCATTAAACGCTGCTACAGATGAAGAGACTAAATTACGTTTAAGATCACAATTAGCAATACTAGACAATAACGATGCTTTGGCTAAGAAGTTACTAGCTGAGATGGAAGCTGTTGATGCTTTAAAGAAATTAACAGGTGCTGTAGATCTGACTATTGATTATTTTATGAAACTAGCGCAATCGTTAGTAGGCACTGCAAATTATATGGGCATGTCATACCAACAAATTCTGAATGAAAGATTAAGAGAATCAGGTAATATCGGTTTAAGCCCAATAATGCCAAGAACTAGCAGTAATTTTCCATCTTTGCCAGCTAGTTATTTTGAAAACTTAGGTATTCAATTACAAGGCTCATCTAATTATGCTGGCATGAGTGCCGCGCAGATTACACAAGAAAGGCTTAGAGAATCAGGCAATAGATCTTTAGATGTTAATTTAGTAATCAGTGCCCCATCGGGTAATGCGTTTGCACAATTAGTAGCTGAAAGTATTCAGGTGGCTGGGCGTGATGGATATAGCACTACACCTAATGGCGGATTACCTTAATGCCAATACCAGTAATAAATGCTGTAATTAACTTTAGTACTGGGCCTAGCTTTGCTCAGGCGATGATACTAGATACAGGTATATTAGGCACTAACGAATTAGCAGATTCAGCAGCTGTAATTGTAGATGTGTCAAATCAAATTAACCGCATAGAGACTAACAGAGGCCGTACTGCGCTATCCGATCAATTCCAGACAGGTTCACTTACTTTACGCATAGTAGATCAAAATGGCGACTTTAATCCGCAGAATGTTACTGGCCCGTATTATAATTTATTAACACCTATGAAAAAGGTGCAGATTACTGCAACCTACTCATCAGTAACATACCCTATATTTAGCGGTTTTATTACAAGCTACGTAACTACATACCCAGGTGAATCTGGTGAAGATGTAGCAATAACGACTATACAAGCTGTAGATGCATTTAGATTAGCCCAGTTAGCACAGATCAGCACAGTTACAGGTGCAACTGCAGGCGACTTAGCAGGCACACGTATTAACGAGATACTAGATGAGATTGACTGGCCTGCAACAATGCGTGATGTAGATGCAGGACTAACTACTATGCAAGCAGACCCAGGCACTAACCGCACAGCATTACAGGCGTTAACTACCGTGGCCACGTCTGAGTATGGTGCTTTATACGTAGATGCATCTGGGTCGTTTGTATTCCAAGATAGAGCTGTAACCGCTGGATCTATTGGTGGCACACCTACAGTCTTTGCAGATAACGGAACAGGTATAGATTACTTTGATGCCAGTTGGATTCTTAACGATGTACTTGTATTTAATAAAGCAACAATTACTAGGTCAGGTGGCACAGCGCAGGTAGCATCAAATCAAAACAGTATAGACAAGTATTTTTTACACAGTTACTTCTTAGACAACCTACTTATGCAGACCGATGCCGTAGCCCTAGATTATGCCCAAGCTTATGTCGCTAGTAGAGCCGAGACAAGCATACGAGTGGACTCCATAGTGCTTGACCTATACACAAACAATTACAACACAGGCATAATTGCAGCCCTAGACCTAGACTTTTTTGATCCGATAAAAGTAATCACTACCCAGCCAGGTGGATCTTTATTAGAGAAAACCTTACAGATTTTTGGTGTAAGAATGAATATCACACCGAATAGTTGGAAAACCACGTTCACGACATTAGAGCCAGTCATAGACGCATTTATCCTAAATGATACGATTTATGGCACTTTAGACTATAATGTCCTAAGTTACTAAGGAGTACAAATGGCAGCAGGTTTAGGTTTTAAGACGTTTACAACTGGTGAGGTATTGACTGCCGCGGATACTAACGGCTATCTAATGCAAGGCATTTTAGTCTTTGCTAATGCAGCAGCTAGAGACGCAGCAATTACATCACCACAAGAAGGACAATTTGCATATCTAAAAGATACAAACGTTACTACATATTACACAGGTAGTGCATGGGCTAACGTAGATACAACTGGCATGACTAACCCAATGACTACTACAGGCGACACAATTTATTCTTCAAGTGGATCTACACCAGCCAGACTAGGAATTGGTACGGCTAATCAGGTCTTACGGGTCAATTCTGGAGCGACAGCACCAGAGTGGGCTACAGTTTCTGCTATACCAGCAAACGCTTATGCTACTGTGCAAACGAATCAACAAACAACCTCTACCTCGTATACAGATTTAACAACTGCTGGACCAGCGGTTACAATTACAACAGGAACAAAAGCCTTGGTTATTGTAAGTGCTTATGTGCAAGGAACTAACAACAACAATGCCATTATGAGTTTTGAAGTAAGTGGTGCAACAACAATAGCAGCAAGTGACGATTTTTCTTTAGGTGGTAAAGTTGCAGGCAATTTTAGCACAGGTTTAGATTTAAGAGCTAGTAGAGCAACAGTGCAGACACTAACAGCAGGCTCTAATACTTTTACTGCTAAATACAAATGCAGTGCAACTAGCGCAAGTTTTGAAGCCCGTGAAATTATTGTAATAAATTTAGCATAAGGAGATATAGTGACTACAACATCAAAAGAAATTAACTTAGTACAATTAGATCAAGAATTAGGCGGTCAAGGTCTGAATGGTGATTTTAATGACCCTGAAAATAAAATTATTAAACCAGCCGATAATTCAACAATAACAGAAGCACAACTTGCTGCTGCTATTGCCAGCCATATTGCAGGTCCAACAGAAGCACAAATCACACAATTAAATAGAGAGCAAGGTCTAGCAAAACTAAAAGAGTTAGGCTTTACTGACGATCAAATATCAGCCTTATTGTCTTAGCACAATCTTGAGGAAGTGTGGCAAATGAAACCATGGTTATGTGCAGCTGGCGTACAGCTACGGGATCAGATTGATTTTTGGTTCAGTGATCGTAGGACTACCACTGATGGATGGCTGGGCGACTCTCGTCATGCCAAAAAAGGAAATGCATCCGATCATAATCCAGACACAAATGGGTGTGTACGAGCCATTGATATTGATTCTCGCTTGGATTCATCCGAGGGGCTCTCAATATATTTGGCTGACCAAATCAGAGAATGCGCTAAATCCGATAAACGCATATCTTACGTAATCCATAATGGCATGATCGCCAGCAAAATACTTAGATTTAAATGGCGAAAATATAACGGATTTAATAAACACTTAAAACATGTCCATGTTAGTTTTACAAAGTTAGGCGATAAAGATAGCAAACCGTTTGATATACCACTACTAGGAGGCAAAATATGAAGATAAGTAAAAAGCAGAAGGCAATACTTAAATCCTATGCACGTGGCGTATTGGTGTCATTCTTGACATTCTTAGCTAGTAATGAGCTAGGACTAGATCCAGTTATATCAGTGGTAGTGGCCGCACTTGCAGGCCCAGCGGCTAGGGCTTTAGATGCATCAGATTCCGTTTATGGCATCGGTGCAGATGAAGCATGACCCCTACAGAATGGGCTGGCTTTGGCGCTGGCGTTATAGCTGTGCTATCAGGCGGTCTAATCGGATTACGTTTTATAGTTAAAGGATGGCTAAACGAATTACGTCCTAATGGTGGATCTAGCATGAAGGATCAACTAACAAGATTAGAGCAGCGTGTTGATGATCTATATTCTTTAATAGTTAAGAGACAATAAACACATGGCTGATACAAGACGTAAGCGTAAAAAGATAAACAGGCGTGTGGTGCGTAAATCAATTGAGCCATTGACTAAATTAGAAGTGTTTTATATTGCCAAACATGAAATGTTTAGAGCTGCACGTAAAGCTGGATTTACAGAAAGCGTTGCACTTTATTTAATGGATAGCCCATCATCTATGCCCGACTGGGTAGTAGGCGAAGACGGCATTATCCCATCTATCCCCACTCCAGACGAGGAATAAGATTAAGCGCATAGCGTTTGTGTCTGACCTGCAAGTACCTTTTTTTAGTGAAGCTAGTGTTAAATCCGTAGGGCGTTTTCTAGGTAAATGGAAACCTCATCGGACTATTTGTATTGGTGATGAAATTGATTTACCACAATTGGGCGGTTTTAATGCAGGAACTATTGATGAAATGGTGGGCAACATCAATGATGATAGGACACAGACTCAGGAAGTATTAAGTTACTTAGGAGTAACAGACGTACTAGGGAGCAATCATGGAATCAGACTTTACAGATCAATCAAGAAAAGACTTCCCTCATTCCTCAATTTACCCGAAATGCAGTATGAACGTTTTATGGGATATGATAAATTGCAGATCAAATTCCACCCTTACGGACTTGACTGGGCTCCAGGATGGACAGCGGTTCATGGAGACTCTTTCCCTCTTAGCCAAATTCCTGGACAAACGGCCTTAAATGGGGCTAGAAGGCTAGGAAAAAGCGTAGTGTGTGGGCATACCCATAGATTAGGGTCAGCGGCCTTTACAGAGGCTTCTAGGGGCCAATTAGGGCGTACTGTATGGGGCTATGAAGTCGGCAATTTGGTCGATCTAAGTAGTTCAGGCATGGCGTATACTAGAGGTTATGCAAACTGGCAGCAAGGCTTTGCTGTTGCCTATGTTCACGAGCGTAAAGTGTCGGTTATCACAGTACCGATTAACTCAGACGGTAGCTTTATTTTTGAGGGTAAACTGTACAAATAACGTTATCAAATCGTTATCAAAAATAGTTAACAAATCATTCACAAAGTCGTACACACGTGCGACACTATTGCTATGCCACAAAGCGTGAGCATAGAAGGGCTACAAATGAAAATACAGATTGACTTGAAAGCAGCTGATTTTGAACAGCTGTGGACTAACTCGATGGAATGGGTAAATCAAGATTGGCAAAAGCAAGCAGATCGCTTTGATCCAAGCCCATTGTTTAGTTGGAAATATGCATATTGGTTTGATAATTATGCAGCACTTAAAATGGCTGAGGGTTTTATAAGTTCATTGGGTAAGAACTACGCCATACACAGCGATGAAGGCACAGGCGATTGGGTAATGCTGACCAATTACGCTAGTCCATGCCACCTACGCAAAACGCTGGTGAACGCATGATAGAGACAACCGCACCATGGATAGTGCTTTATAGCGTTCTGGTTTATGTAATTGCTTGGGGCGTTTATGAAACAATTAAAGATAATGCATTCCAGTCAGGTTATTGGAAAGGCCGCAAAGACGGCTATGACATGCACAGACGTATAAGCGATAGCAAAACTAATGCCGACAACAACTGAACAGCTATTTGATAATGTCATCAAAACTATTCATGCGCGAGGTGTCAGTTATGGGCACCCAATTTCGCAGCACAAAAGGATTGCCGAATTGTGGAGTGCTTATTTGGGTTATCCAATTCAACCGAACGAGGTTGCAATTTGTATGGCGTTGGTCAAGATCAGCAGACAAGCTGAAGATGCTGCGTACCTTGACAATTACGAAGATGCCATCGCATACCTTGCAATTGCAAAAAGCATTACAGATGCCATGCAAGACGACTCAGACGATTGGAAAGACTAATGGCATTTGATTTAAGCCAATACGAAACCGTAGACGAAAGATTACATAAATGGTGGAAGGAGTTCCCAGATGGAAGATTGGAAACAGAAGTTGTCGAGGCCTCAAACACTAGATTCATTGTTATTTGTAGGCTATTCAGAACGGAAGTCGATCAAAAACCGTACGCTACTGGAATTGCGAGTGAGACTGTTAGTGATCGTGGCGTTAATGCGAATTTTGCTTTACCTAACTGCGAAACAAGCGCAATTGGTAGAGCGATTTCAAATGCGGGTCTCTCAGCTAAAGGCAAGCGTCCAAGCAGAGAAGAAATGGCGTCTGTAAATGAAAAACAATTTACACCTAAATATGGCAGACCAGGATCTAAGTCGGCTGCGATGGAATATGCGTTACATCTTAGTGACACACAATCTAAAGATAGTGCTAACGAGCCTGTTCCTGTTGCTTGGTCTATTGGCGACAGCATTAGTCAAATTAGTGAAGTTCCTACTGTTGGGTTTACTTGTAGGCATGGTGATATGGTAAAGAAAGAAGGCATCGCCAAAGCAACTAATAAACCTTACGCAGGTTATGTATGCAGCGCACCTAAAGGTGATCAATGTGATGCTAAGTGGGCAAAACTCACAGCTGCAGGCACATGGTTTTGGCCCGATGATGCAGAGTCAGGCAAAGGAGGTGAATAGATGGGATATTTAGAAGTATTAAACGGTTCAGGCTTTACATTACGCATGGAAAACGATAAAGAAAGCCTAAACCTAAGTACCGATAGATGTGTATCGTGTAATGACGACAGATTATTACATGATGGACAGTATTTGGTATGTTCTCAGTGTCATTGCAGACAATAAGGAAAGGGATTTTAACACATGCATGCACAATTTAAATGTAATGGATGTAATCGTAAGACCGAGTTTCTGTGGCTGGAGCAGTTAGATACGCCTGAAGGTTTTAAAGCCTACCAGTGTATGAGCTGCGGATCCGTGGGAGTGAAAAACATTGCAGAAGCATTGCATATTCCAGATAGCAACATTCATAGATGCGATAAGTGTGGTGGCTGGCAGTTCTTAAATAGCGGTTGCCACACTTGTGCATTGATAGGGGCTAAGTAATGGATGCTGGCTATGCAGAGACTTGGTTAGAGACGGATGATTTACGCATCATGACTTGCCGTCTGACCTGCGGTTATGTTAATTGATTTGACAGGGCATGCTACCCTAAAGAAGCGTTCGATCTTAAATCGAAAAGCTGAGTCGCCAAAGGCAAGACTCGGAAGGCGCAGAGTTTGGGCGACCTTTATGCTAATTGCATTTATCAGTTGCTTTTTAAAAGATTATTCCGTTGCACAAGATAGAACAAATCATTACCGTCAATGGGCATTTATACAGCTTAATGATATAGACCAGTTCTATTGCCTAGATGAGTTAAACTACAAAGAATCTAGATGGAATCCTAAAGCTAAGAATGGTAGTCATTACGGCATACCACAAGGTAGATCTAAATGGTTATCTACAGTTGACGGATATAAACAAATAGAATGGCAACTAAAGTACATAGCCGCACGTTATTCTAATCCTTGTAATGCATTAGCACATCATAAGATTAAGGGCTGGTATTGAGTCGTAAAGCAATAAGCACAGGTAAGTGGAAGAAGCTACGCATTACCATACTTGACCGTGATGGATGGCAGTGTGTGCAGTGTGGTAAGCCAGGTGACACAGTAGATCACATCATACCTAGAGTTAAAGGTGGCGACATGTGGGCTAGCGATAACTTACAAGTATTGTGCGGTTTGTTTTGGTGCTTCTTTGATTTGGCCTATCTTTATTAAGAAGGCTAAGTCGTCTGCTTGTGAACTCATTTTAACTCCAGCTCGTTAGGATTGATACGGTGATTTCTGACGT